CACTGGGTCAATAGCACGTTCTTTAATGTTTTGATAGTGTGCTGATAATTTTTGTACAAGGGCTTCCTGCATTGGGTTGCCGCCGCCATTAACTTTAGGGGCTTCTACACCTTTGCTGTGAATGTCGTTACCTGTAGGTGTAACAGCACTGATTGGTGCAATTTGTTCATCGGGTGAATTAGCAAATTCTTCAGTTGGCATAGTATCCATCGCACCTCCAACTACTACATCAATGTCTTTATTGTCACTTTGTTCAATGTTCTTTAAGATAGACATTAAATCACGGATGCCGCCAGTGCCACTACCGTTCATACTAACATTCATAGTGACATTATCTTGTTGCTTCATTGGTGTTTGTGATGGCATACCGCCACACTCAGTAGTTGCAACATCTTTTACTGAGACGTCACTAATAAATTCATCAGTGGGATCACCACCGATCTTTTTTTCACCAACTAACAGTGAATCAGTTGGGGATGTAGCTGCATTATCGCTTTCGTCGATAGTTTTAATTTTTGCTAATAAGTCTTGAAAATTCATTTTTTTGCTCCAGCAGTCTTTTCTGATGGAACTGACTTGGCTAAAATAGCATCGTTAGTGCCTTTAACTTGTTCACCAGAGTTTTTCATTTTACCTAATTCTTTTAATAGACTAAACACATGTTTATCCCCAACAATTTTTTGATTGTCGGTTGCTTCATAATCTTTAGTTAACACTGCACCATCTGCTTTTGTATCATTTGCATGATTAATTTCATCTTCTGCTTGTTCATGTAAGTTGCGTACTTTTACGCAGTCTTCGCCACATGCTAACGCTTCTGCAACAGCTGCACGTACACGTGGGCTTGTAGCTGGATAGCATAATTTAACTTCAAATACAGTTACATTGATATTTTTGTAAGATGGAAAATCCGGTTGTGTTTCGGCAATTGGTGTTCTTTTGCCGGTTGAACATGATTCAATTTTATATTGTGCTAGAGCCTTTTTAATAGCCGCAGCACCTTTTTCAAAGTCTCCTGCGAGCTTAATTTTAAACTCATAAACTTTTTTGCTTTCTGTTAAGTATTCTGTAAACGATTTCATAGTATGGTCCTGATACTGTATTTATTTCAAATTCTTAAGTTTTTCCAACAAGCTATTACGGTCAGTGATAATAACACCGTCGCCTTGTAAACTTATGCCTTCATCTGCTGTGTTTGCATCTTGATCAAGTTTAACTTTTTTAAGTTGCAACTCAATAATCTTAAGTTATTTGTCCATTTTAGCTGATTTTGCGTCAATAGCGTTTTTAAGCATTGTACCTGCTACTTCAAAAATGCGAGCACTGTATCGTGCTTCTACATTCATGCCTAGATCAATTAAATCATCATACGCATCTGTAGCACGTTGAGCTAGGGCATAAAATTCAGAATCTGCAGCATCTCCTAGCCCTTTTACTTGCGGTAAACTAGCTGAGATTTTGTCAAATTCTTCCATACTACGCAAAAACGGTTCAGGTTTAGAAATCTCAGCTTTAGCTAGTTTCTTTTCTTCGTCCTTAACAATCTTCTTGCTTTCAGGTAAGTTTAAAATTTCTTCAAGTTTCTTAGTCATACTCTTACTTATGCTTGACCGTTAGAGAATAAATCATTTTCACTAACTACCCGAAACTTTATACCCTGTTGTTTACACCATAAATTAGCACTAGCCCATTTAGCTTGATTCTTAATGTACTGTGCTTGATTATATTTGTTCTTTCCAACACGTTCTAATATTGCTTGGCTTGCTGGTTTAATTTCTATTAATTCTACGTGCATTTTACTGTTTTTATCGACATACTGAATAAAGAAATCAGGTACATAAACAGTTTGTCGACCAGTTAACGGATCACGATACGGGATTTGCACGGCTTCACTAGCCCATTTTTGTACAGCAGTATTAGTATCGCAAAATCGCATAAAACTCCACTCCCAACTTGATCGGTATGTTGGGATTTTAGTCCCAACATACTTTTCTGGTTGTGTCATTTGAAATTTGCCACTTGCGAACTTTCTTCCCATTATACTAATATGTTTCTAGTTTCGTAAGTATCAACATTTTGAGTTACTCGGTAACCCAATAAGCTAGTCTTTTCTCTGTAGGCATTTAACACTTGAGCAACCACTTGACTTAGTTGAATATTGTTTAATTGTTTAAGCGAGTCTAGTAATTCAAATACTTTAACCCCATCTTCTTTAGCTTGATTTAATAATACTATTGCTGTGCTTCTTGCACTTTCTTCATCAAATCCCTGTTTAAGAAAAAATCCAACAGCATTATCAATTTCGCCAGCGGGAAAACTTACTTGATGATTATAGAATTTGTCGAAGAATTGTCTTACTTCAAACCCTGAGTCTAAAGTGGTTGTTGATGGTAAGTTAGATGCCATTTGATTTCCAATTATAATTTAACTTGAGTTGCTGTTGTAACATCTGTGTTACTTTGATTTGTGGTCGGAAATGTAACTCCTTGCAATCCGCTTACACCTTTTGTAGAACTTGCAATTGCTGCATCGATAATGCCTGCTGTTGCTGGGCTTGACTATTGTTGGGAATTCTGGTAAGTATTCAATTGTTCTGCAAGTGTATTAAGAATACCTGCCGGGTTTACTGGATCGTTATTGTTAACAAACGAAGGAGATTGAGAACCGGCTAACGGAGTACCTTGTAATGAGCTTAGACCAGTATCATAGTGCTCAAATCCAAATCCTTCTGGGTCACCTGCTACTACATCTCCCGATGCGTATGATACTGCTTCATATGCTATTGTTGCAGAATTATCATGCACACCCGTAGAAGATGAATCTAATTTATTGTGATTCCACGAAGTAATAATAGGATTATATAAAGTATAACTTACATATTCGTGTCGAGCCATTTGATATATTATAATGTAATTAAAAAACGGTAATGTACTTCCATTGTCTAAACCATACGAAGTTTTAATATAATTCCCGTTTTTAGTTGCAGTACGATTATATGCCGCTGGATCGTTAGCCGCTGATGGATCAGCGTAGTAATAACTATAGTAATTTTGCCACAGATAATTAACTAATCCCATGTTGTCGTCATGAAACGTAATGTTTATAGCATTATATTTCATTGTAGTTTGTACATTCTTTTTTCTATTATACTGATTTAGTGTTTCAGTTTGTACAGTAAAATTTGGTAAGTCAGCACTTTTAACCAACATATTAATTTCATTTCTATGACGCTGAACTAGACTAGGATCTGACAGCGCCGCTGGGTTAATATTAAATGCTACATGGAATAAAAACTTATGTTTAGGTGCAAGCCTAAACTGGTCATCAACAAACAGCCGTGCTGCATGTTGCGGATCCCGCAACGTTGTTGAAGTATTTTGTCGTAAGTATCGATTGGGTGTAAAGGCCATACTAATATTTATTCAAAGAATAATCTGCGTATATAATGAATACTTAAAATAAAGGCCTACTAAGTAGGCCCTTATTCTTATACTCTGTTGCCTGAAGCTGTTGCGGCTGTACCTTGAGCTCTAATAGTTGGAGCCGGTGCACCACCACTAGTTTGAATACAGTTATCTGGTTGAATTGTCAAATCAATTGTTAACATAGTTTGATCACCGTAACCTAGTGAATTATAGTTAACTTGACTAACGTAACAACCGTAGCACTCCCAAGTTTCTAATACTGTAGGAGCATTAGCGCCGTTGCCGCCGTCTAACATTTCTATACGCATCAAGAACTTGTAGTCACCGCCTGAGGCTGCTGAACTTTGTTCAAAGAAGTCAAATTGCTTTTGCATTTGTTCGCCAACTAGCTTACTAACTGATCCTGTTACGTCATCACGTAATTTCACAGACATTGTTTGCCATGATGGACGACCAGCATAGTTAATTGTTGAGTTATAAACCATAATCTTTTGGTTTTCAAACTGAACGTTTGGTCTTGCAGCATCTTGAACTTGTTTTGTAAGTTCTGTTGTTGGAGTTGATACTCCGAAGTTTTCAAACATCACTCTAAAGCGATATTTTAACTTCGGCATCAACATACCTTGTGCGCTAGCACTTTGGTCACTAGCTAAAGGTACTGTAAATTTTGATAAACTTGCGATTGCCATGTTCTATGCTCCGATATTATTGATTGTTTAGGCCTTTGATTTCGCCAGTATTCTTTAAACGCAATGGAATGTAAATAAATTCCACAGCCTTAACTGGTTCAATCGCAATGTCTAAATATAGTTCATTACGGTCAATACGTGATGGTGTATTATTGCTTGTATCACAAACTACAACATAATCATATAGGGCACGTTGGCCAACTAATTCTAGTAATAAACTTTCTGCTGCGCCTTTAAGTTCGTCACGTGTAATTTTGTCGTTTGGTTCAAACACATATGGTTTGGCCAATTGTGATAGTTGACGACGTAAGTAAATTACTAAACGAGCTACGTTAATTCTGTCTAATGAGCTAGCATTTCTAGCACGAGTGTACTGTCCGTAGTTAACAAGACCAGTACCAGTAATAAACGTAATTGGATTAACTTTTACGCTTGCTAATGTATCTCGTTGACCATTGTTTAATGCTACTGATTGGAATTCACCGTTGCTATCAACGTAACCAACTGCGCTTGCATTAGTAATACCGCCGCGGCGTGTACCAGCAGGTGCAAACCATGGATAGCTAACTTGGTCATTTAATGCAATAGTACGTAAAATCATGTGGCTTGGCGGAACAACAATGTTATTGCCAATGTTGTCGCTAGTGTAACCCCATGGATAGAACACACCTAAGTATTCATCACTAGTTACTAAACCAGTGTCGCTGTCTTCCAATGCTAGTGCTACGTTATTGCCCCAGTTGCTTAAACTGGTAGCATCTGGTGTTAAACGTGCAGGAGTATCAGCAACTACAAACGCTGTTAAACCACGGTCTGTGTTAAGTGATACTAACTCGCTAGTCAACTCTGGGTATCCAGGACAAGCTAACAAGTTGAAAATGCGTGATTCCTCATCGCGAATCTGTTGATTAGTATTAACAAGAGCTTGTAACGCTTGGATAATAACTTTACGTTGTGCTTTGCGACCAAATGTTCCAGCGCCGTTTTCTTGATTGCCTGACTCAGTAACCCAACGATTTGGATAATATAAAGTCATTGATGCATCACCCTGTCTGCCGTTTAACGCATTTACATCAACATAGTTACGAACAAATTTCTTAACGTTGTTGCCGCTTCTACGTAAATTCCATAGCAACATACCACGTGGATATAGTGCAGGATCCGGTGCGTCAAAGTCTAAAAAATCGCTGTTTAATAGTGCTACAATTGAATCTGGTTCGGAATCAGCGCCAGCGCCTGACCAACGTGCATCAGCAAATAAAATACCGTCTGTTGTTGTATCATCGGATGTATCAACTAGATTCCATTTACCGCCTGTTCCTGAACCTGTTCTTTTGTATAGTCTAGGATAATTTTCTAAGTCGCTAGTGTCAACCCATAGATCATTTTCAACTAAACTTGTACCGTCAGTTTGCATTAATGGGGGAGTAGCACTTATAATTGGGCCGGTTGGGTTAGTGCTAGAATACTCTGATTGATAACCTACCCAAGCAGCACCGTCATGTACCATAATGTCAACTTCATCAACAATACTGCTGTACCAAAGTTGTCCGTCGGCTGCAGTAGTTGTTGGCGCAATTGCGCTTGGAGTAATATCTGCGTATGGGCTCCATAAAGATGCTACAAAATCGTGCTCTAATGCATCAACTACACTATAGAAATTAACAGTTGTTGTTGAATCAGTAGCATCATAAGGACTAAACAAACCGGCAATTGGATTACCAGTGCCGTCTGTAAAATAAATGTCGCCGCCATCTAAGTGTGTGATAACAATTTTACCCAGTGCGTCTACTGAAGCAGTAATTCTGCTAGTATAAGCATTGCCAGTGTGTGATGTATCAACTAAGGCTGCGGTTAGTGCTGAAACAAATGCTGTAGCTGTGTTGTTATTAACAGTAAATGTAACTGCTAATTCTTGTGTTGAAGGAGCTGCATTTTTTGTTAAATCAACTGATCCGGCAACAGTTTCTGCAATATTAAATGTATATGTTGCATTCGCTAAAGTATCATTTGACACTATTGATGTTACACCGCTAGTTCTGCGAGCATAGATTTTAAAATCAGCTGCATTAGCATAATTGCCGGTAACATCTTCTGCTATATTAGATTTAACATATAATGAACCTTGAGCTAGGTTAATACCGCCGCCGCGAGGATCAAGAGCTTTAAGTGCTGATGCGCTATCTTTATACACTGGCGCATTAACATTAGACCATGTTCCACTTAATGAACTGTAAACTTTAACTCTCCAAGCTGCACCTAAGTTAGGCTCAGTTGTTTTAAGCCAAATAGAACCAGTTGGGTATCCGTTGGCTGAGGCAACGTTTTCACTTGCTTTAAATGTTGGAACTGAAAAGTGTGCGCTAATTTGTGCAACTGGTGCATAATAAGTATCTGCAACAAGACCAACTTTAGTTACACTAGTACCTGATAATGTAAATGCATTACCTTGTGAATAAATTTCTAAACGGTCGTTAATAACAGCTGCACTAATACCAGTAGTTGTTAACATATTAACTGGATTGTCTAGGTCGCCTGTACCAACACCATCGCTGTCATCTAACGCTGTATTAATATCTGTAACTAGAGTTGCTAAACTTGTGTGGCCAGTAAATGCATTTGGACTTCCGTTAACTGTAATTGTTAATGTGTCTCCTGCTAGTAGTCCAACGCTGCCACTTGCTGTAGTACCTTGTGCGGTTGGCCAACTTGCAGCCCAGTCTGCACTACCAACACGCACCCATATGCCGGCTGCTGTACTAGTTTTAGCTTTCTTAAACCATAATGTATATGTTGCATCAGATGCAACAACAGCATAGTCACCTACTGCACCAATACTTGATAATGGTGTGCCTAAGTATCCTAAACTT